GATTTACTACACCAACAAAAGCGAACTATGGAAAGCCGAAAAGATAAACGACAACTTTAGCAAACTGCTATACATTGAGGAACTAAAAGGAAGGAACAAATAAAATGGGACAATATCACAAGCTGGTTAACCTAGACAAAAAGGAACAGGTTATCTCTTACGCGTTAGGACTAGGCGCGAAACAGTACGAACAAACGGGAATGAATGGGTCAATGTCTGATGCGTTGTATTTGTTGCTAATGACTTCACCCGCGAGAGGCGGCGGAGACTGGGAAAGTTTCTCGGAACTGTCGGGCCGTTGGGTTGGTGATCGCGTTGTAGTCCTAGGAGATTACACCGATGACGGAGACTACAAGCAATACCCTAATTTTGGGCAAGTTTACAATGAGAGCCTGGACTGGACCGATATATCTGACGCAGTAGCGCAAGCGCTGGGAAAGGTGTTCGGCTTCGAAATTGACTTAGAGGAAACAGGCTGGAGAGACCGCAAGGAAATCGCGGGCCACTGGGCAAACGCCTAACAAAAAAACACGAAAGGGAAAAAGTGAACAACATAAAAAGACAACTACGCCTGAGCGACATAGACGCGCTTAAAACGCTGTTAGAAAAAATTTGGGCGTTAGGCGATAAAGACGAAATGAGTATTAAACACATAGGCCACGGCCTAGCCGCCTTTGTTGCAACTGGAGACAGCGGAAACAGGGCAGACTACGAAACGCCCGATATGGACATGACGGACAAGAAACTAAAAAAGCTTGAAAGTCTTTGGAAACAGGTAGAAGAATTTTTGTACGGCGTAAGCCGTGAGGAATGTCTAGCCGTGTTTGAATATCTGCCTATCGCAGTATATGGCGCTTTCTATCTGGATGAGACGGTCTGGCCTCAATACGCAGATAGAAACAGAAAGACGGCAAATGCCTAACGCAAACAGAACCCGCGCAATACTAGCGGCGCAGAAGGTAAGGGTTAAGACAGACCCGACACCCGAAGAACAAACAAAGCTAACAGCCGAAGAAAGAAAGGCAATCTATGCGCCTAAGCCTGCCGCGCCAATCATCGCACACCGCGCCCCTATGCCCGTGAGAGTGGCAAAGACAACCGCTAAGGCTACAGCTTGGGGCCTTGGGATGATTACGGCGATAGCGGGCGGGATACTGCTTGGAGAGAGTAAGCGCGGGTTTAGGTCATAACAGAATAAGAGCAACACAGCGAACCCCTAGGCTAACTGCTTAGGGGTTTAGCTTTACCCGCGGATCTGCCCCCTGCCCCCCTGCCACGGCTACACAACACAACAGGAAACAAACAAAGACGAAGACAACAGGGCGGCCCCTGCCCCTGCCCTGCCTAGCAGACTAGGCAACACAACAAGACAGACAACAAAGACAGACAAAGACAACAGACAACACCGCGCCCCTAGTACGCCCCCCGCAACGGGTAGAGAGCGACAGACAAGCCACACGCTAGGCCACGGCACACGGGCCAGACAGACAAGACAAGCGACAGACAGACAAGCAAAGGCAAAGCCTAAGACACTAGGCAACGGCCTAACTATTGGCTAACGCTGTATGACTTGTACAAGCCACGGAAAAACAAACAGCCAAAACACACTAGGCACAAAATAAGCGGCCCGCTATGGGGCGCACACACCCGAAACAGCGCCAATCTAGGCCGTATGCCCCCCGTATGGTCAGGGGGGTAGGTCAAATTCTGCCGAACTCCGACCACACGACACCCCGCCCCGCCACTTGCGTACTTTTTCTAGGTTCAGAGTTTTTCTGGGATAGGCTAGAGACCAAGAAACACAAGGGAGAAAACCTACGATGCCCAACCCAGCTAAGCCACTTGAGCAGAAACGCCTGCTCGGAAACCCAGGACACCAGACTTTGCCCAAGGAAGGCGAGCTTGCTGCCATCCCGCCAGCCAAGCGCCAACCCGTAAGACCACTCGGTCTGCACGGCGGTCAGCTCTGGGATGATGTCTTCAAGTACGGCGTGCCTTGGATTGGCGCAGTAGATGTTCACTTGCTCCAGATGACTTGCGAGCAACTAGATCGCCGAGATGTTATTGAGAGCCGATTAGCCGAAGAATACGACTGGCACTTGCTAAAGCAGCTAAATGACATAGAAGCTCTAATTGCTGGGAACTTAGGGAAACTCGGTTTCTCACCAGAAGCCCGTACCAGACTCGGTTTGGCAGAAGTCAAGCGAGAAAGCAAGCTAGAAGAACTATTTGCTAGAAGGGCAAGGCGCGAACTTGAAAAAGGTAAGTAGCTGGCCCCCTGCCTGGCTTACCCCTATAGCTGAAGACTTTATTCGGTCAGGCGAAGGCGAAGATGTAATTGACTTCGCTGAGGCATTTGGCATCATCACCAAAGATTCCATCGCTGGCAAGGCAGGAAGTCCGATGGACCTACGCGACTGGCAAGCTGAGTTACTCCGTCATTTATTTGCCCACGATGACAAAGGCTTGAAGAACAGAGTCAGTCTTGTGGGGATGCCGAGAAAGAACGGCAAGTCGAGCCTCATGTCGGTTGTTGCTGCTTACGGTCTTGTTGGCTCTGGCATCCGAGGCGCTGAGGTTTATTCTTGCGCTGCTGACAAGGATCAGGCTCGGTTAGTGTTTGCAGATACCAAGAAGCTGATTGAGGCGAGCGAGCTATCAGAGATGTGCAAGCTTTACCGAGACGCTATTGAGGTTCCAGAGACGGGTTCGGTTTATCGCGTGCTTTCAGCCGAGGCTTATAGTAAGGAAGGGCTGAGTCCAACAATGGTGGTGTTTGATGAGCTGCATGCCCAGCCCAACAGAGAGCTGTTCGATGTTATGGCTCTTGCTCAGGGTGCGCGTGGAAACTTAGCCACACTTATTGCGATTACAACTGCTGGTGTCAAGTCAGACAATTCAGGGCAGGACTCAATCGCTTACAACCTTTACCAATACGGGCAGAAGGTAGCAAGGGGGGAAGTAGATGACCCAACCTTCTTTATGGCTTGGTGGGAAGCTCCACAAGAGTTCGACCACACGGACCCGAAGACTTGGGAACTGGCTAACCCTGGCTTTGATGACATCTGTGCTAAGAGCGACTTTGAGTCAGCCGTGCTTAGAACCCCAGAGTCCGAGTTTAGACGCAAGCGCATAAACAACTGGGTTTCCAGCAAGGATGCCTGGTTGCCAGCAGGATCATGGGACCAGTTGGCTGTTCCTAGTGATTACACCGAGGATGACGAGTTCATCATTGGCTTTGACGGTTCTTGGTCTAACGACTCAACCGCTGTGGTCGGAGTTCGGTTGCCAAGACACGAAGACGATAAGCCACACTTGTTTATGATTCAGACTTGGGAGAAGCAGCCCGAAGATGACGCAAGCTGGCGAGTGCCAACGCTTGAGGTCGAGGATGTCATCATTCAGTTCTGCACCAAGTACAGGAATGTCCGAGAAGTAGTCTTTGACCCGCCAAGGTGGACTAAAACAATGGTGATGCTTGAGGAAATGGGTTTTCCAGTTGTAGGCTTCCCAACCTTCTCGGCTGCCCGTATTGTTCCTGCCTGTCAAATCTTCTATGACGCTGTGACCGAGCAAACTATCACGCATGACGGCAATCCCGTGCTTACAAGACATTTAGATAACGCAATCGTAAAATCAGACCGCTACGGAAGAAGAATCACAAAAGAGTCAGCAGGTAGCCCAAGAAAGATTGACGCGGCGATTGCTGCCGTTATCGCCCTAGACAGGTGCATAAACAGCACTAAACTAGAAGATGAACTATCTCCGCAATTCTTCATTTAGGTTGGTAATGACAGCGACAATTCTCCAAGCACTAGGGATCTTGACAGTTGCCGCAGGTGCGGGTCTTCTTTTTCCACCAGCAGGTGTGATTCTTTTAGGTATTGGCTTTCTTGCTTTCGGGATTGCCTTAGAGCGAGGTAAGTAATGCTAGGTAATCTTTTTGAAAGCAGAAATGTAAGCTTTCAGTCAATCTGGGGTTCGGGCGAGGTCTGGCAGCTAGATACTTCTGCTGGTCAGCTGATGAACACCCAGAAGTCGCTAGAAATCTCTGCGTTCTTCTCAGCGGTCAGTCTTATCTCTGACACTCTTGCAACTTTGCCTATTGACGCTCATGTTCATCGTGGAGCAGACAGAGTTCCATTAGACCCACAGCCAAACTGGATTGAACAGCCAGATGTAGACATGACTCGCTCTGGTCATTACCAGCAAGTCTTTATTTCACTTTTGATGCACGGCAACTCTTACACTCGCGTCTTCCGTGACCGCAGTGGCGAAGTTGTAAACCTAATGGCGCTTGACCCAGAAAAGATGAAGGTCACTCGGTCAGCAGTTGGTCGCAAGCTTTACGAATACGAAGATGACAAGAACTTGATGACATCTGACCAAATCATTCACATTACAGACTTAGTTCTACCAGGCAAGCTTGTCGGAACAAGCCGTGTTGAGAAACTACGCGAAGCACTTGGACTCAACCTTGCACTACAGCAGTACGCAGCACGATTCTTTGGTGCAGGTGCGTCAGCTCAGGGTGTCATTGAGTTTCCTGGCAATCTAACACCAGAACAGGCAAAGCAACTTGCCGATGGCTTTGATTCGCGCCACAAGAACAATTCACGCAGAGCGCACCGCACTGGTGTTCTATCAGGTGGAGCTAAGTTTGTTCCAACCCAAGTAGATCCTGAGAAGTCGCAGGCACTTGACTCACGCAAATTCGGTGTGGAAGAAATCGCTCGTATCTTCAACATTCCACTACACATGCTCGGTGTTCCTGACACAGCAAGCTACGCTTCGGTTGAGCAGAACGCAATTCAGTTCGTGACTCACACACTTCGCCCTTACGCAGAAAAGGTTGAGTGGGCTTACTCTCGCCTACTGCCACCTAATGCTTACATCAAGTTCAACTTCAACAGCTTGCTTCGTGGAGACCTAGAATCACGCTTCAACGCTTATTCGGTTGCAACTCAGTCAGGATTCTTGTCAATCAATGACATTCACGCCTTTGAGGACATGCGCCCAGTAGACGGTGGAGACATCTACCGTGTTCCACTAGCTAACATCAATTTGCCAGATGCAAAGCTTGTTGGCGAGCAGATGATGTACGACATTGTTTCCAAGCTTGTCCAAGCTGGATACCAGCCAGATGACATCCTTGCCACATTCAACTTGCCAGCTATCCCTCACTCTGGAGTACCTAGCGTTCAGTTGCAACCTGTCGCTCAGATTGACCCTAACGCTCCGACTACTGTTTACGAGGAGTAGTTATGGCAATTACAACCAATCAGCTAACTGTTGGGACTGTTGCCACCATCGTAGATGGCACTTACAACTCAAACTTCAGGCTAATCATTCACAACATTGACAACACCGATTCTGTTTATCTTGGTGGACCAGATGTGACAATAGCTAATGGCTTAGTTTTACGAAAAGAAGAAACAATCCAGTTGCAGATGAACCCGCTTGAGAGCATTTATGCGGTATCAGACAAAGCTGGACACAGCATTAGCTATTTGAAGCAGGTTCAATAATGCCTTATTACATTACAGATAAGTCAAGCGAATGTTCAGGCTGGGCAGTTGTAAAAGAAGATGGTGAAGTCCTTGGTTGTCACGACTCAAAGCAGTCTGCTATTGACCAGGCTGTTGCTGTGAGTCTTGCTGAGGATACAGAGTTCGGTGGAGAGCGAGCAGCCGTTGGTCTACTAGCTTCTGGTGACTGGGTGTCATGGGAGCCAAACGACTCAAAGATACTTGCTCAGGTAGTAGTCGTAGAAGATCAGTATGCAGTTGTCCGTGTCTTTGAATACGAGTACGGGGTATTCAGTCCGACTGACAAGCTAATGGTTATCAATGTTTTCAGCATTGAGAAGATTCAGCGACCAGAGCGTATCGCGGTAGAAGAAGAAGAACTGCCAGAGCCAGAAGATGACATGGATGATGACATGATGCCAGGCGAGCAGTTTATGAGCCGTGCTTTGCCAGATGAGCTAGAAGTCGGGGACTTTGTTTCTTGGCGTTCATCAGGCGGTAGAGCCAGAGGCAGGATTACAAGAATACGCAGAAACGGAGAACTAACTGCTCCAGAAAGTGACTTCACCGTTACAGGAACTCCAGATGACCCTGCTGCGCTAATCCGCATTTACGAGCAGACTGCTGAAGGCTGGAGACAGACACCAGTAATTGTTGTACACAGATTTACTACACTTACAAAAATTGACGAGCTTCGGTCAGAGCAAAGAGACCTACCTGATAACTACAGACCTGCCTTAGCCGAGGATGTCCCAGAAGGCCGTGCCTGCGGCAACTGCTACTTCTTCAACGAAGAAAGACAAAACGAAGACGGTACTAAAGCTTGGTGTGAGAAGTGGGATGACTATGTGGATGGCGGCTACTACTGCAATGCTTGGCAGGCAGATGAAGAATCTCGCGCTATAAATCAGAAAGCTCCTGCATACATGAGAGCTGCTGCTCGCCGTGGGCTAGAACTAAACGAACAAGGATTCGGTGGAGCTGGACTTACTCAAAAAACCATCCGTGAAGCACGGCTAATGGCTGAAGGTCAAGTGTCCGATGACAAGTGGGTACGGATTGGCGCATGGATAGCACGACACATGCCAGACCTTGACGCACCGAAGAACTCCAACAGGAATGACCCTGAGTATCCTGGACCTGGATTAGTGGCTCACTTGCTTTGGGGATCAGGGCCAACCAAGAGAGCTGCCGAGCGTGCGATGAGCTACGCTAACGGTGTTGTTGCTAGGATTGAAGCAGAGGAAAGAACTATGACTGAAACTACTGAGAAGCTAAATCGCTGGGCGGTTGTAGCTCGCGCAATCCAGAAAAAGATTGACGGGGAGCCAAACACCAAAGAACCAGAAATCCGCACTAATAATACAAAGTTTGAGGTTCGGTCAGAGGATGACGGCATGACCTTCACAGGCTACGCTTCGGTCTTCAACAGCTCCTCAGAAGACTTAGGTGGCTTCCGTGAGTTTGTAGCTCCTGGTGCTTTCAAGCGCTCGCTACAGTCAAGAAACGAAATCAAACTTCTTTGGAACCACGACACCAACGAGCCACTTGCTTCAGTACGCGGTGGCAGTCTTGAACTTGTCGAGGACCGCTACGGACTCAAGGTAAAGGCTAAGTTGCCAAAGACAACTCGTGGGCGCGATGTTGCAGAGCTTCTACGCTCAAAGGTTATTGACTCAATGTCATTCGGTTTCAATGTAATCAAAGACGCATGGTCTGAGAATGGTTCGGTTAGAACACTAGAGTCTGTCAGATTGCACGAAGTAAGCATTGTGACCTTCCCAGCCTATTCCTCTACTACCGCTACTGTTAGATCTATGCAACCTACTATTGACCCAGACGAACTTGCTAACGCACTTCTAAAGCTAGAGTCAGGTGAGGACCTAGATGAGAAGTCGGCCTCTCTGATTACAGATGTCGTTGGCAAGCTAAGACAGCAGCCTGAAGCTGAGGTCGGCGCTGAAGATAACGGTCTTGCCCTGCTAGACCTAAAAAAGAAACAACTTGACCTGCTATTGAAAAGGATCTAAATGGCTACCAAACAAGAAATCAAAGACGCTATCCTAAAGGCGGCTGGAAACCCATCAGTAGGCGTTATCGCTGAGATGGCAGACGAGTTTGCCGATGCTGTAGTTGCCCTAGAAGAAAAGTCTTCGACACCTGCTAAAGAAGTCAGGGTTGTCGAACCTAAAGAAATCAGGTAAACTGATTTCCTGCCCCTCACCAAGTATTCCCTTCCTTGGTGGGGGGCCTTTTCTTTTACCGTGTTTTTTCCAACTAATAGACTTGTCATAGCAGTTGAGTGTTAGCACCGCTGTATCTGTTGAGTGTTAGCACCGCAGGAATCCCCTACCAACAACTATTCAAGGAG